TGCAAATCTACGACACGTTTACTTTGATAGGTCGGCAGAGCTGTCGGTATGTGAGCTACGATAATAAGGCCCACGAGACACAGAAGGTCTTTGACACCTCGTTGAAAGAGGAAGCGTGTATTACATTTTCAGTCAAGTTCAAGGTCAATGACCCGAACACGGACATTATTTTGAAGGAGGAAACGACATGAGCGTGAAGTTATATTCCAAAGATGGCAAGATAGAAAGATGCACCATTCATCAGTTTGAAATGACAGGTGTGTTTATGGGCGAGAGATACATTACTGCGACTATCTCGTCCGAGATTCCCATCGACTTTTCCATCGGAGATTACCTTACATATAGAGGTGAGGATTATGTACTGAACTACGTACCGCCAAAAGAGAAGAAGGCGCGGAAGGGGCAGTACGGGGAATCGTTTGTCTACGACAGTGTGAAGTTCAACTCTGTGGCGGACGAGCTGACGCGCTGTGATTTCCTTGACTATGTATTGGATGATAACATGATTCACTACACGGGCCTCTCCAATTTCTCTTTCTATGCCAATAGTGTGGAAAACCTTGCCGAGCGTATTCAGGCCAATCTCGACAGACTTTACACGGGTGACAAAAAGTGGACCGTAAAGGTGGACCCCTCGTGTGTTACCGCCGACAAGAATATATCCGTCACTTCCATAAGCTGCTTTGACGCGCTCGCCCTTGTGAACAGTCAGTTCTATGTGAACTATACCATCAAGGGCAGGGTAATCACCATCGGAGCGGAAGCGGTGGCGGTAAGCAATGTATTCGGCTATGGCAAGGGGAATGGCTTGTATGACATCAAGCAGACTACCGACCAAGATACGAAAATCATTACCAGACTGCGTGCGTTCGGCTCTACCAAGAATATGCCGTACCGTTACTATAACAAACGTGGTCTCTCGGAGAGCCAGTATTGCCCCAACCTAATGTTGCCTGACTATATTGCCAACGGTCAGGACACCTATATTGATGCGGACGGTTATCAGGATGGTAATGGCTATGTGGAGGCGGAGGATAAAATCAGTCTGTATGGCATCCGTGAGGGCACCGTATATTTTGATGGCAGCGAGGATTTGTTCGGTACCGGTGAGGATAATGAGATTTACCCAACCTTGGAGGGCATGACCTTTGCCGAGGTACAGGCGGCAGGATACACTATTACCGCCCCCATCGGAGATAACGGCAAACTCGATGAGATACTGTCTGCCGAGAACCCCGAGGATGATGGTATCGCTCCGGATGATGGCACAGAGATTCAAAGCACCTTCAAGATTCGCCTCAAGGATTTCGGTGTGGACCTTAGCGAGAGGGAGAATGGAGCATACAAGTATGCGTCCACGGACGGTACTATGACCATTTGCATGAAGAGCGGAATGTGTCAGGGCAGAGAGTTCGAGATTGTGGAGAATGGCATCACGCGCATTGAAGAGAGTGGATACGTCTGCTATGAACTGGAGTGCAACCGCGTGGAGGATTTATCATTCTACTACCCCTATAATGTGTATAGAATAGAGGCTGGAGACCAATTCGTTATCACCAACATCCAGATGCCCGATGTGTACGTGGAGGCTGCGGAGCAACGCTTGAAAGCATCCGCGCTGCTCTATCTGAAAGAGGTGTACGAGACAAAGTATAAGTTTGAGCCTTATCTGGACGAGAAATACATGATCGAGCATCCTGAACTTGCGGAATCAATCTGCGAGGGTATGCTGCTCAACTTTTCCGATAGCGACCTCGGCATCGCGGCTTCCGTCACGATTGCGCAGCTGGTGATTAAGGAAGGGGAGGGGCTGACACCCTTGTATGAGGTGACACTTAACGATGATGTGGAAAGTTCGACCATCGACAAGATTACCGCGCAAATCGACAAGATTTCATCGGGTCTGACGGATGGTTCCATGGGCATCAACAAGTCGCAGACCAACTCCCTTATCCAGACTATCGGTAGCCAGTTGTTTCTTAGCAAGACTGATGCGGACACCGCGCAAGGCAAGATAACCTTCAACAAGGGCTTGCAGAGCAAGGGTGAGACCATCCTCGGTGACAAGTTCGTGGACGGTATGCTGGGCGGCACGGGAGCGAAGTTCGACAATAAGGGCAATGCCATCATGCAGAGCCTGACTTGTTATGGGCTCATCCAAACCCCCGAACTGCGGTTCAATAGGGTGGACGTCATATCGGGCGAGACATGGAACGCGCCGGGCTTCGGCACGATAAAGAGCGTGGACACACAAAGACAGATAGCGACCCTGCTGCTTGAAGAGGGCGAGTATGCCAGTGTCAAGCAGAACGACATCTGCCGCGGTATATTCTGCAACTTCGGGGAGGGCACGCAGAGCGAAGAGAAGGACGATTGCGGGTTCTACACTATGGTGGGATTCTCCACGGCCTACTTCACCCCCACGGAGATTCTTACAAACGAGGCGGGTTCATGCTCATTCAAGTACGCTCTTAAGGCGGGAACGACAGTGCATCCCAGTGTGGCGATGAAGTTTGCCGTTTACGGTTCCTTCACCGACAAGGACAGACAAGCGAGTGCCTACGAGACCCGCACGATGGGAAGATATTACCGCAACGTCAACACTTGGGAGATAGACAATGACAAGCACCTCTTCATGGCTACCCTGGACTTGTCAGACATCACGGTCGGTACCTTGCAACTCGAGGGTTACGGGGTGTACTGTGACAATATGTATATCAAGGGCAGGATTCTCGAAATCAGACCCGAGGATTTGGCGGTGCTCAAAGGCGAGGATGCCTATTCGGTGAGCCTCACGGGTGAAGAGGGCCTTGTCCTCGTGAACGACTACGGGGAGATAGTGGGCGGCACGGAGGCCTTGCAGAACGTCACCACGCAGGCTTACAACGTCACCAGCGGGGCCTACAACGTGGTGGCCCTCGGATACCGGCTGACCACAAGGATACAAGCCTTCCGAGGCTCCGAGGAATTGGAATACTCCGCGGAGTACGGGGAGGACAAGTTCATGGTGGCCCTCACGTGCATCGGCTGCTCGGCTATGGTGGTGAACGGTGTAATGACGATATTGAGTGTGTCCGATGTGGATGAGTGCTACGTCATTATGACTGTCAACTGCGAGGGAAAATCCGTGTTCGAGAAGAGATACAACGTCACTGCCGTAAGAAACGGCTCATCGCCTCTGACTGCCGACATTGACAACGAGATGGCTGCTGTGGCCTGCGATTCGGACGGAAACGTGCTGTTCGGCCTGCCCCTTACCACGAATGTGAGCGTATGGCACGGAACGACCCAACTTGACATTGATTCGATAATCTTGTCCGCCCCCGAGGGAGTGACGGCCCAGGGGAACCGCAAGCCCGATTTGAATAGCAAATACGGAACGGTCACTGTAACGGACATCACCAAGGAGGCCGAAAACGTCCTACCCATCAACATCACCGTCAAGGCCTCGTATGCCGGTGCGCAGTACGAGAATAGGCTGGTGTTCACGTGCAACAAGCAGGTGTGCGGAGAGAACGCTTTGATTTATCAGTTGGCCCCATCTGTGAGCAGTGTGAAGATAGACGAAGAGGGTAACTACTCCGATGCGGTGCTCCAGGTGAAGGTAACGCGGTCGGACGGTAAGACCATCACCACTCCCGACACATTGCCCGACGGGTTGAAGATAACCTCCCAACTCCCCGGCGATACGGAGAAGGAGTATGCTTATAACTCCATCCTCGCCTTAAGCAAGAACCAAATCACGGGTAACGTGAAGTTCTTCCTCTATGCCGGGGATGTGCTTATCGACCAGGAGACCATTCCCATCCTGGAGGATGGCAAGAGCGTGATCATCGCGGACATGGATAACGAAATGGATGCGGTGGCTTGTGACGAGGATGGCAACGTCCTTGACGGATTCCTTCCCGTTTCGACCACTTACAAGATGTACGCAGGGTCCCAGCAACTCGCCCTCACCTCGTTGAAGGTGGACGGGATTTCGGGTGTGACGGCAACGGCAGATGCCGAGACGGGCGAGGTCAGCGTGACGGGTATTACCAAGAGTGCGGACGCGACCCTTAGAATCCCCATCACGGGCACGGCCTATTTCGGAGGGATGATTTATTCACGCACGTTGTATTTCACGGTGAACAAGCAGATATGTGGTGAAAATGCCGTTATCTATCAGTTGCTCCCTTCGGTGAGTGCCGTCAAGATAGACAAGTCGGGGACGTATATCCCCAAGACGTTGAAATGCACGTTGAGATACACCAACGGCAAGACAGCCAGCGACACCTCGACCCTGCCAAGCGGTTACTCGATGAAGGTGTCCTACGGGAGCAATGCCGCCTTGAATTATACGATAGGCAGTGCGTTGGACATCACGAATGTTTCCGACAGCGTGACGTTCTATCTCTACTCGGGTTCTACCCTTGTGGACAAGGAGACCGTTCCCGTGGTCGAGGACGGAGCGGACGGGCAGGTGAGTTTCACCTCGTTCGTGTTCAAGCGGACGAACAGCAAGCCTTCCACTCCTTCGGGAGGCTCGTTCCTTGACCCCATCCCCTCGGGCTGGGATGATACCATCCCCTCGGGAGAAGAGATAGCGTGGATGAGCAAGAGGATATTCACCTCCGATGGGGAGGCTCCGCAGGAAAACGGATGGTCCGACCCTATACAAATGACCGATACGGCAGACTTCGATGTGGACTTCTGCAAAACGGAGACCTACGTCACACCCACGGGACACCCGAACACCGCCAGCGGATGGAGCAATGATGGTACGGATGCCATTTGGATGGCGACCTCGAGGAAATCCAATGGGGTGTGGACGGATTGGGTCGTGTCGAAGATTAAGGGGGAGAAAGGCGAGGACGGAGACGATGGCAGCAATGCGGACGCTTTCGAGATTCTTCCCTCCGTGCAGTATATCAAGATTGACGCAGACGGCAACCGTTCTGTAAAGTCGATAACCGTGGCCGTGAATTATATCTCCGGCACGAATGTAACGAAGGTCACTTCATTTAACAGCAGCAGTTCGATATACACGCATCCCCAATTATGCTATCAGATTGACGGAGGAACTATTACGGAGACGAATATCGGCAAGAGCATTGACGTAAGCAAGGCGCAGAGCGTGGTGAAGATTATCCTTTACCAATACTATGGTTTCAGTAGTTTGAAGTTCGTCCGCACGGAGAAGGAGATTCAGGTCGTGTCAGATGGCACTAACGGTACTGACGGTGAGAATGGTGTTACCGCATCATTCTATCGCATTACCCCATCCCATCTGCCCCTCCGTCAGAGCCGCACGGGAACGATAAGCCCGCAGTCCTTTGCGGTGACGTGTCAGAAGGTGGAGGGGTCAGCGGTAAGCGATGCCACCCCGACAAAATGGAGCGTGGAAGGTTCCACGGACGGGAGTTCCTGGACAACCTATTCCAGCAGCAACTACTCCACGAGTGGCGCAACGCTTACCGTCAAGTCCATCAGCACGTCATACACCTTCTACCGCATCGGTGCTTATATTGGCAGCAGTTGGGTATACGCTTATGCAAGTATGTCCATTGACGGTAGCAATGGTGATGATGGCGATGGTATCGAGAGTATCGTGGAGAAATATGCCACCTCGACAAGCGGGACGACCGCCCCTGCGGATAGCGAGTTCAAGACCACCATTCCAACCCTAAACAAGGGTTATTACCTATGGAACCAAGAGGTGATCACCTACACGATAAGCGGTGAGGTGAAGGGTGACAAGAAGGTTATCGGCTATGCGGGTGAGAATGGTACTGACGGAAAGGGTATTACCAAGGTGGAGGAATACTATTTGGCATCCTCCAAATCCTCGGGAGTGACTAATGCCACGAGCGGGTTCACCACGGACTTGCAATCAGTGTCGGAGAGTGCCCCCTATCTGTGGAACTACTCGAAGATAACCTATACGGACAATACCACGACCAGTTCGACCGCTGTAATTATCGGTATGTGGGTCAAGGGTGATACGGGTTCCATGCCGAGATATTGCGGTACGTATGATTCATCCACCTACTATACGTATGACGCGAATTATCGTGACATCGTGGTTTATGGAGGGTCAGCATGGATTGTGAAGACGTATAACACGAGCAAGAAGGGTCAGACACCTTCCTCATCATCGAGTTTTTGGGAGGCTGCGACATCCTTCTCCTTCGTGGCGATGGACACCGCACTCATTGACGGGGCGAATATCGCAGGATTCGCGTTCAAGGATAACAAGATGATGTCGCGGGACACCAATGGCAACTTGATTTTGGACGGAAAGAATGGTACGCTGGTAGCCAACGACATCACTGCCAATGGCACATTCGTCAGTGGCACATCGGGAGGTCAGAGAGCGGAGTTGAGTTCCAATGACCTTGTTATCTTCGATGCGGACGGTAATGAGTGTAACAGATTCACGGGTACGAGCATAGGAACGAGTGCCATTCCGTCAAGCTCATCTGTAAGCATTTCACTGACCACAGCGGCTGACAAAACGAGTGGAAGTACAGCCGCGAAAACGAACCTTACGAGTACATTTACCGTCAAATCATCGGGCGTGATAAAGATTACGTATAGCGACCTTAAGGTAAGCGTTACATATACCCAGCCGAGTTCGGGCTTGAAGGCTTTTTGCACGGGCACTGTTACGCTGTATTTGTGTGAAATGACGGGTTCATCATCGTCAGCATCCATATCCAGCAAAAAAGTGATAGTGGATGCCGCGGTTCAAGGTGATGGAACATCCGGCACAAATACATCAGGTACTGGCAGCGGAACGAAATATATGCAGGTGGAGAGCGGATATTACCGTATCTACGCTTTCATTACCGCCACTCCAGGCACAACAACATCGCTCACAACGACGGGATATTGGAATCTGACTGCGGTGGAGTTTACGCAGGACGTATTCCGTTCCATCCATTTCAAGCAGGGCATCGTCCTTTCGCAGACCACGAAGGATTATGTAGCCATGATGACGGATGGGTCGAACATGATATTCGAGGCGATGAGTAACGGAGTGGGTATCCGGGCGAGAGGTGGGAAATTGCAAATGACGCGGGATGGCTCCACGTGGGGAACTATGCCGATGTTGCTTTATAAAGGATATGCGAAGTATGATTCTGCGAATAGTAAATATGAATTGACTATAAATTTTGCTTATAACGGTAAAACAACTGGCGGAAAAGTTTCTTACAATTCTAAAAATGTAGGGCAGGTGACTATAACTTTCCCTTCTTCTGTATTCGATGAAGATAGCACGATAGTACACGCTATCGGTGCGAAAAATTTAGGAAACAATGATTCATCGAAGGGGGCTTTTTATGTTACATTATGGGGTATTACCGAGAGTACACTTACATTCTCCGTTTCGGATGATGAAACTTTAAACAATGGGTCATTCATGTTTGATATTTGGCAAATTTAAAACATAAAGATATGGCAGAAACAACGAATGAAACATTACCGAACCTCGACATACGGGATTTCACCTCGGTGTCGGGATTGGAGAGCACGGACAATATTCTTCTTGTCCTTGCAGGTGGCGCGGCAGGACAGATTTCCGTGGGCCTCTTCAAGCGGTCGGTCAGCAAATCCGTCAAGCCATCCATTCAGGACGGGTATTGGTGGATAGGTGATGAGAACACAGAGGTACAAGCGGAGGGCACGACACCCGAGTTTCAGAAGGGAGAGTTGGGTGTCTATTGGAAGTACACCACCGAGAATGACAGTTACTGGCGGTTGCTTGTGAACTACACCGACATTGCGATGAAGTTCGAGGATTTGACGGACGAGCAAAGGCAGATGCTCATTCCCCATCTTAGCGATTTGACGGAGGATGAGATAGCCGAGTTGCAGAAACCCGCCAACGACATGATAGCCGTGCTTAAGCAGACGAACCAGGACGTGTCGCAGGCCGAGAACGCGCGGGCCGCAGCGGAATCCTCGAGAGTGGATGCGGAGAGCCAGCGTGTGACGGAGTTCGCCACACTTAAGAAGGCCTCGGAGGAAAGCACGGATTATGCCAACGAGGTGGCCCAGCATCCCACCTACGTGGGTGAGGACAACTACGTCTATGTGTGGAACCATACCACACAGACCTTCGACAAGACCAGTAAGTTGGTCAAGGCGGGCGGTCTGACCATTGACGTAATCTATTCCTCCGTGGCCGAGTTGGAGGCTGACACCCGTGCATGGAACGATGGACTTTTCGCTATGGTGAACACCAATGACGTGGAGAACCCCGAGGATGCGCGGTTGTACATCCGCCATTCGGGTAAATGGGATTTCGTCTGTGATATGTCGGGTGCCATCGGTCTGACGGGCAAGACCCCGCAGTTCTTCATCGGAACCATCTCTTTGGGCAAGAATTTGAAGGACGCTGCGGTATCCTTAAGTTATGCGGGGAAAGACGATGATGGGAATCCCAAGTACGACATCAACTACACCATCCCACGACTGACGTATGATGATTTGACCGAAGAGCAGATAGCCGAGTTGCAGAAACCCGCCAATGACATGATAGCGGTGTTGAAAGCCACCAACGAGGCTGTGACGGATGCCGAGAGCAAGCGCGTCACTGCGGAGGATGCAAGGGCCAAGGCCGAATCATCCCGTGTCACTGCCGAATCGGGCCGTGTGACAGCCGAGGACAAGCGCGTCACCGCGGAGAACACCCGCGTGAGCCAGGAATCCGCGAGGGTCACTGCCGAGACGGAGCGTCAGAGCAATGAAGAGGTGCGTAAGTCCAACGAGACGGAGCGACAGACCAACGAGACCACGCGGAAGAACGCGGAGGCCCTTCGCCAGCAGCAGTATCAGAAATGCGTCACGGCCACCGATGATGCGGTAAAGGCTGCGGACAAGGCCAACACCGCAGCGACCACCGCCGACACCGCAGCCGCCAAGGCCCAGGATGTGGTCGACCACCCCACGAAGATGGGCGACAATGGTAATTGGTGGCAGTGGAACGCTGACACCCAGCAGTGGGAAGATACGGGGGTGATGGCCCGTGGCGGTCTGCTCTATCCCACCTTCTACGTGGATCAAAACTTCCACTTGCAGATGAGCAGCGAGAATGAGATGAACGAGGATATGATAACGCTCGGGAGTGACGGACATTTGTATGTACAATTTTAAACTTTAAGATATGGCGACAGTTACTAAGACAGATGTGGGCAAGGTTGCGGTACGGCCTTGCGGCACACACTCCGAGACGAGGGAGTATGAGCGTCTTGACCTTGTGTACAAGGGCAATTCATCCTACGTCTCCTTGCAGGACAAGAACATCGGGCACAGCGTCACGGACACCGCGTGGTGGCAGCTCATCGTGGACGGGGACACCGCCAGCGATGCGGCCTCGAAAGCATCATCCGCGGCCACCAGCGCATCGGACGCGGCCACCAAGGCTACCGCGGCCACCACCACGGCCAAGGAGCAGGCTGACAGAGCCAAGGCCCTTGCCGACAACCCCAGCAAGATTGGGGAGAACGGGAATTGGTGGACGTACAGCGAATCCGCGGGAGGCTACATTGACACGGGCATCCTGGCCACGGGCGGTGTGGTCTATCCCTCCTTCGATGTGGACGGGGAAGGGCAACTCATCATGTCCTCTGACGATGAGGTGTCCGCAGACCACTTCAAGATGGACGAGGACGGGGTTTTGAATTACGAGTATTAACTTTTAATTTATTGAGAATATGGCAAAAATTCCTTTGGGTCAGGTCTCCATCATCTACAAGGGTGCGTGGGACAAGACCAAGACTTATTCGAGGAACCATGCGGTAAGCACATCGGATTCCTCTTATGTTTCCTTGAAGGACAACAACACGGGGCATGAGGTCACGGACACGGAATGGTGGTACCCCTCCGCTTTGGGCACGCAGGCCACTGACGCCGCCGAGAAAGCCACCGCAGCGGCTAAGGCCGCCAACGATGCCGCCACGACCCTGGCCCCCACCATCGAAGAGTTGCAGGACAAGATCGAGAAGGTGGACGCTTTGGCCAACCTCCAGCCGCGTTATTTCGTGGGCGGATGGGTGGATAATAACCTGGATGCCGAGGCCAGCGAGACGCATGGTGACAAGTCGGTGTTGCAGGACTTGTACCGCCCCGTCCTTATCGACCATACGGACAACACCGCTGGCGAGTTGAACAAGGCGAGGGTGCTGAAACAGAACAACACCTTCCGCTACGATGATGGCACGTTTGCCCCTGCCGTGGGTATCACGGAGACGGAGCGTGCGGAGTGCGATGTGGAACTTTACCTGGATGCGGAGGGCGCGAACAAGTACTGCGATGCCGGTGCTTTCGATGCGGAGGCCTTCTACAACGAGTATGGTGTCACGCAGAAACTCTACAACGCATCGGGTGAGGAAGTCAGGGTGTTGCGCCCTTGGGAGACCACGCGCACCGACCTCTCCATTATGATTGCGAACATCAAGCCCGTGATGTACCTTGGCGATGCCATCGGAAATACGGGCAAGCGTTGGAAGGGTGCGTTCCTATCGGGCACGGATTGGGACGGCATCGACCTGACGAAGTGGACGTTGCAGCCTACCGCCTTCTCGCCTACGGGTGTGGGAACCATCAGTGGCAAGACGCGCAGTTTCTTCTTCGACTACGCTATCGGAGATACCAACTCGCGCGGTGCGGCAGGCCTTAACTCCGCATGGAAGGTGTTCACGGGTGACGGGTTCTACCCCCGTACCAACGACTGCCAGCAGCCCACCATCATGCAGTGGGCGAGGGCGAACAATAGCGATGCCAAGGCCAGTGTGCCGTTTGCCGAGGGCGGTTACTTCGCCTATGATGTGTTCAACGGCATCCACGAGGCCTTGTATGGTACGAACTATATCCACGACCCCAACCTCTTCTCCAGCGGTGTCTCATCGAACGACACCTGCACGGACGAGGCGACCTGGAAAGCCAACGGAGGCACGCGCACAAGGGCCGTGGGTACGGAGACCTGGCAGTACAAGAATTGGGGCGAGAGCGGTCAGATGTGGTACTCATCCGCCAAAGGCTCGAATATGTCCGAGATGCTGAACCAATACTGGGCCAAGGAGAAGGTGAACGAATCCCTCATGGTGGCCTCGTATATCAACGAGACGGGGCAGGCCGAGGGCGAAGAGTTCGAGTTATACGGCAGCACCTATTATTATAATAAGGTAAGCGGTGCGCTGGGCGATGGTATCAATATGCGCATCTACCGCGTGGTAAGGACGACCCTTTCGGGTTACACCACCGCGGGTGTGGCGCAGGACTTCGAGGTCGAGTTGATCCTCCGTTTCGGTGTGCTGGACGGATGCAGCCATTCGGGTGACGTGTGGAAGTACTGCGGTGGCGGTGCGAGTGCCATCGGTACTTGTGCCAAGACCACGAGCGGTTCTGTGGGTAATCCCGTGGACCTCTATATCCAGCCCGACCAGTCGCAGTGGACCTACGAGACCGTGACCACGAAGAACAACCTCGGCAAATGGGATTTGGAGGATTCCTATATCTATATGGGACGCTCGTCCACCCTGGGCTATGCTTGGTCTGCCAAACGTATGGCTTTCACTCCGTGGAACACGAAGAATGGCGGTGGCATCAATACGGGTATGTGCTTTTACGCTTACGCGCTCAACTATTGGAGTACAACTCTCGACCAGCGCGTTCAAGTCGCTTTGCGTTTTGGCGGTTATGCTCATTATAGTCTTTGCGCCCGCAGGTTTCTTTATGCTAGTTTCGCGTGGAGTGTTACGTCCCGCGCTTATGGAGGGTTTGCTCAAGTTTTGATTGACCCGCAGGTCGGTGTGAACGAGCCGCAGGCTTAGCGCAGCACGGCGCAGCCGGACGCAGTAGGGGCGCAGCCCCGCCCGTGATATAGGAGGCCCGCGCGGGTGGGGCGCAGCCCCTTCGAGGAAAGAAAGGTGCGCAGCACCTTTTACGGCACGCAGTGCCGAAGGGGTATAAGCACTTTGGCTCTCAATCGGTTAGGTCGAAATGGTTCCTTTAGACGGGAGCAAATTAGGATTCTTTAAGGATTTTAATCCCGTGAATCCTTGGCTCGCATTGGTATTTTCCTTACCTTTGCACCCGTAAAAATTCTTACGTCTGCCGACAAGTTGAACATAGGGATTCATCCTCTGAAACGGCAAAGTAAGGTTGGAACAATGAGGCTGTACACAAGTCGCTTTGCGTTTTGGCGGTAATGCTAATAATAGTAATTGCGCCCGCAGGTATCTTAATGCTAATAACGCGTGGAGTAATACGAACCGCAATTATGGAGGGTTTGCTAAAGTTGAAATGAGCGGACAATAATAACGACCCGATAAGATGAGTGTACGGAACCATGCCCGGAAGTGGCGGAAAAGTATAAGACCAGCACTTGTGATTGGAGAAGTGTGCAAGCATAAACTTGCGAAACGCTCAAAACTTGAATAATTATTAACATGATAGAAGTTGAGATTGGTTTTATTTTAAGACAGATTCACAAAGCATCCCTGGGCCGCAGAAAGCGCAAGGATGTGAAGGAGGCTCTGAATGAGATAGACCATTACGCGAATATCATTAGGGAAGATATACGAACGGGAAATTACCTCTCCAAACTCCGTTACAAGGTCGGGGAGGTGACGAACAAGAACGGCAAGCACCGCATCACCTACCAGCCCGATTTCTATACGCTGGTGGTGATTTACGTGGGGATAGGCTTGATACAGCCGTACTACCAAGAGGTGGACGTGCGCGTGGGCTTGAACTGCATCAAGCACCGCGGCATCACCGCCAAGGGCAGGAACAACTCGGTTGTCAAGCGAGCCAAGCACGCTTACTTCGACCGCCCCGATTTGACCTATGTCCTTTCCATCGACATGAGAAAGTGCTATATGCACTTCCGTCCCGAGGTGGTGAGGAAAGCGTTGAAGGGTATCGGGGTAAGGAAGGAGTTGAACGACTTCGTGCTGTCCCTAAGTTTTGTCGGGAAGGTATTCCCGGTGGGCACACCCTTGTCCCCTCTCATCCACCATATCGTATTAAGCAGTTACGACAGAAAGATGAAGGGAGAGTGCATGACGCTGCGCTACGCGGACAACGTGTTCTGTTTCTGCAAGAGCAAGGAGCAGGCGCAGAGGTTGAAATGGCGCACGATGAATCATTGGTGGTACGAGTTGAAGATTCGTGCCAAGCGTCACGAGATAAAGATAGTGCCCATGAGCGTTCCCCTGGATATTTGCGGATTCATCTTCCATCGCAACCATCGGGCCATAACGAGCCACGACAAGGGATATGTGACCGTGAGGAAATCCACCCTAAAGACAGCCATGACTGCCACGGGTAGGAATTGGAGCAGTTACTTCGGTACATTGCAGAAGGCGGACACCTATTCACTTATGCGAAAAATAGAGCAGCGAATGAAACTGAAACAACTGACTGACAAGATACGAATCAAGCGGAATCTCGATGCGAAGGAGATTCATCCCAAAGAACTTGCCGAGACGGGGCAGGTGTTCACCATTTACGATTATGAGATGCGGAAGGATTCCAAGGGCAACGCGAACTGGATCAAGTGCCTTATCGGTTATCCCGAGATGATAGATGGCGAGCCTACGGGACGGATAGCAGCGCGTGAGTTCCACGGAGGGTTCTCTTGTTTGGTCGAGTTCCATACGCTGGTCGAGCGGCAGTACGGACAGAAACAGAACTTCCTCCCCATCGAGGATGTTTCCATCGAGAACCACTGCGGCTATGTGTATAAGGATTCAACGAATACTATTGATTACATCGAAGATGAAAGCAGTGAACAAGATTCAGGTCGCCTCTTCGCGTGAGACGGACGACAACAAGGGCCTTACCGAATGGAAGGACGGAAAGTGCATTTCCCTTGACGAGGGCACGAAAATCAGTTATTATATCGGCCATGAGGTCGTAAGACGCATGGAGGACGAGAAGGAGGTGGAGGTCACTCTTGCCTTCCCTATCCGTGTGGATAAACCCGCCAAGCGTGACGCGCTCATCAATGCGGCTGAAATGGCCGCGTACAGCCTGCGTACCCCGATGGATGTGGCCTCCTTCACGGCCTCCCTCGCCCGCAAGTCACGGGAAAACGCGGACGATGAAGAGGTCAAGGAACATGACGCGTTCATCGCCTGGGTGAAGGACGAACTGACGAAAATCGGCAAATAAGCATTAAAGTTTGTTAAACGCTTTGCAAGTTCGGTTTTTGTATTTATATTTGCAGCAATTTCTACTATGGTAGATAAAAGTCGTGGAAATTCCACGTGGATTGAAACGAAAAAGTGATAGGAATGTAGGATTCTTATAAGTCACTGATTGAGCGTTCGGGGCAACTCGGACGCTCTTTTTTCATGTTTGCCCCTCAAAAAATTTGGTAATTCAAATGTCAATCGTATCTTTGTGGTGATTGTTTTTCAAGGGTATACGATTATGTTAAGTTCGATTAAGACATTGTTCGTGAGCATTGTGTCAGCGATAGCGGCATATTTGCATCCGTTGGACGGGGAGATGCAAGCAATTCTCGCCGTGTTCTTCTGCAATTTCTTCTGCGGTCTGCTGGCCGACATCATCGGCCATAACGGGGGTTTCAAGTTCAAGAAGGCCTGGCGGTGCGTGGTCGAGTGTACGGTGTTCTTCGGGTTCGTCTGCTTCATCTATTTTGTGGGCGAGCACAAGGGCAATCCCTCGGGGGCCTTGCAGTGCGTGTCGCTTGTGACCTATGCCATCATTTGGTTCTACACCACGAATATTCTTAGGAATTTGGGTATCATCCTTCCCGATGGGACCATCGGCCACAGATGTATCAAGTTCATGTATTATGTGGCATCGGTGGAGTTTGTGAAGAAGATACCTTATCTGTCGGACTATATCAGCAAGGAGGAAAAGAATGAAAGCAAGTGACAAACTTATCTCGAAGTTGAAGGAGTACGAGGGCCTGCGGCTCAATGCCTACAAATGCCCCGCGGGTGCGTGGACGATAGGCTACGGCCATACCAAGGGTGTCAAGCAGGGTGATGTGATAACGGCACAGCAAGCCGAACAATACCTTCGGGAGGATTTGTTCTCCTTCGAGCAGGGAGTGATCGTGCTGGCCGGACAGAAGAAGTTCAGCATGACGCAGGGGCAGTTCGATGCCCTTGTGGACTTCGCCTACAATCTCGGCCTTGGTGCGTTGCGCTCATCGACATTGGTAAGACGCATCGCGGCCGGTGCGGGATTGGAGGTCATTCAAGCCGAGTTCAAGAAGTGGGTCATAGCAGGAGGAAAGACCCTGCCTGGATTGGTAAGAAGAAGGGAGTGGGAGGCCCAGCGGTATGCGGAAACTGATTAGCGTGATGGTTATCCTGCTATTGGCCGGATGCAAGACGAAGTACATCCCCGTGGAGGTCAAGGCCACGGAAACGATAACATTAAGGGACACCGCCATCGTGGAGAAACTTGTGGAGTACCATGATTCGGTGTCGGTGAGAGATACGTCAAGTTACTTGAAGAACGAGTATTGCGAGACGTATGCGAGTTTTGAGAACGGGATTCTCCATCACTCCCTGGGGACCTTGAAGGATGCCCATGTGGAAGTGGTGACGCAGGTCAAGGAAATCGAGAAAGTGGTGGAGAAACCTACCATTGTGGAGAAGGAGAAGAAGGTCGAGGTGGAACGGAAACTCACTTTCTTTGAAAAGGCTTGTATGAATTTGGGCAAAGTGACTATCTTTGCACTGATAATTTTGGTTGTTTACTTATTGACGAAAGGAGGTATTCTTGGAAAGATAATAAAATGGGTCGGTTTGTAGAAGTTCCCGACCCAAAAGCACAGAGATAACAAAAGTTTTAGATTGCGTCTGATGAAGTATTAACATTCATCGGGCGCATTTTGTTTTATGGAATACAAGAATTTATTAAGAATAGTGCTGGAGGTCTGCTGCATGACGGAGGCGGACTTCCACAAGAGTAACCGCCAGGACCACGTGGATGCGCGTGCCATGGTGGTGCATATCCTCATCGAGGAAGGGTATTCGGAGAGGTATGTTTCCAAGGTGACGGGATTTTCCCAACAGCGGGTCAATTCGCTAAAGAACGGATTCAAGTACCGAAGGAGTTACGAACTTACAACCAACTTACAAGCGGTTCACAAAAGACTGTTGGAGGAACAAGCGGAATAGTCGGATATTTGCCATGCAACCGATATTGGTTGTGACTTAAAACTTATCAATATGGCAGATGAGAAAATGACGGAGAAGGTGTATTGTTACAATCATCCTTCCCAAGACAATTCGCTGGCCCTTGCAGCGATGATGAACCAAAAGAGTTGTGACCCCGCTATGCTGGCTCTGATGAACCAAAACAACGAGTGGCAAAACTCACCTTTCGCGTATATCATGTTTATGATGTTGTTCCGTCAGATGAACGGATGGGGTAACGAAAACGGCCAGGGCCAGCAGAACATCGAGATGCAGAACCAACTCGCGGCCATCCGCTCGCAGTTGTCCGACAACCAAAATTCGGGTCTCGTCATGGAGGCTATCAGAGGCAACGCTACGGCCATCGGTCAGTTGGCGCAGACCCTCAACTGCGACTTCAACGCTCTGAACAATGCCGTGTGTGACGTCAGAGCGGGTATTGACAAGGTAGCCGGTCAGGTTGGATTCTCCGCGGAGAGAGTGATTAATGCGGTGAACCTCGGTGATTCAAGTATCGTAAGCAAGTTGCAGGAATGTTGCTGTCAGACCAAGACGGCCATCCTCGAGATGGGCTATCAGAACCAGTTGGCGAACTGCCAGCAGACGGGTGCGCTCACGAACGCTATCAACGGAGGTGTAAATGCCATTCAGAACAACCTCACGCATTTGGGTTTCGGGATGCAGCAGGGTTTCACCAACATGGGCAACATCACGCAGCAGGGATTCTCGTCCATCGGCTATGCCACCCAGCAGCAGACCTGCGAGATTCTGCAAGGCCAGCAGGCATCGACACAGAGAATCATCGACACGCTGAACTGCCATTGGAACCAAGATCTCCAGCAGCGTTACAATGACGCACGATTGGAGTTGTCGCAGTTAAAGCAGAACGAGACGCTGATCGCTGCGCTCAAAACAACCACCACTGCGTGAACTAACGGAGGTGCGGATGCGTTATCCATTCAGATGGAGGCCACCGCACCTCCTAAATCCAAACGTAAACGAAAGAAGAAATGCAATTCAGAGAAGTAAAGCAAGGCTATTCCGTCTACCTGCTTGACAAGAGCCTTATGAAGGTGCAGCAGGTAAGGGTTATCGGGGTGGGTGTTCCCTACAACGAGCCGCCCAAGGTGGGCCAGTTATCCAATATCAACCGATTGGTGGATGTCACCATCGAGCAGGAGGGGAGGAACCATGTGTATGCCATTCCCGAGACCGCCTGCGTGACGTATGCCGGAGAGACCGTCCTCTCCACGGATGCGGACGGAATCTTGCGGGAGGTCAAGGCGGTGAAGTCACAGAGCGAGGAAGTGCTGGCCTCGGTGGATGCCCATCGGGAGAAGGTTCTTCGGTGTGAGGAAATCATCGGGGAACTTGACACCGCCTACAAGGACAAGAAGGAAATGGATTCCCGATTAAGCAAGGTTGAGGAATTCATGCTCGAGATGAAGGAGGATATCAAGTCACTTGTAAGGGAACTGAAAGCATGATCAAGATAGATGAGTTGATAGAGCGCATGGAGTACATGCCGCAGTATGACTTCATGCGCTCTTTGGTTATCGTGTTATGGAACCTTTAGCACGAGGTCCAAGACAGCCCGCACTACCTTATCCACCCTGCTCCAGTCCTGGCGCACGTAAACGTCCGTGATTTTGAAAGGGCAGGAGTGGACGAGGCACATCGCCACATCCTCCATCGGAAAGCCGCAGTCATTGCGTGCGATGGTGGCGAAGGAGTGACGGGCCGTGTACATGGTGAGGTTTTCTATCCCCACAAGTTCCCCGATTTTCTTTAACTGTTTGTTGAGTGCTAAGTTAAAACCGCTATAATTAGTATAAAGATTGTTAAAACATAAAAGATGTTCTTTCAGTGGGTCTTTGTATCTGTCGAGGTATGGCTGCAACTCCGGCTGTATCTCGATAGACATGAAGGATCCGTCCGCACGTTTCTTGCAGGTCTTGCTGCGGTTGTATTCCACCCGTCCGTCCTTTGCTGGCGCGCATTTGAAAAGGTCCACGGTGTTCATCCCGCACAGCATAAAGGATACGGCATACAAGTCTCGCGCCATCTCCATGTGAAGGTTGTGCTCGGGTATCTTGCAGGTAATGATGGAGCGGATTTGTTCGGGAGATAGCGCGCGATGGTTTACCGGATTCTTCTTGGGCATGTGATAGTTCACAAACGGATTGCAGCGGACCACAAGCACACCTCTATCCTCGTCATTGTACTTGCGCTTCGCCTCCTTGATAATCTTGGAGAAGATAACCATGTATCCGCTGATACCCGAGCCTGTGAGTGGCCTGCCGGAGTGTATGCCTTTCTGCGTATACAGCCAATCCTCGAAGCGCAATACCATGCCGCTCGTGATATTGTTGATGGGGCATCTGCGCGAACCAAGGAAAGCCTCGAAACGGTTGAGCATACACTTGTATGTGGTCGCGCGCAGCCTTCCCTCGGCAGTCATTTCCCCGATGATCCTATCTCCCTCGTCAAAGAAGTCCACGTCAATGGGCTTGTTCTCGAGCATGGCCTTCATGTGGTCGGCAAGGTCCCTGGCGGTGAACAGCGACACGCTGCGCCCGATTCTCACAAGTTCCTCCCTGATTTTAAGCACCTCCACAGTCACTCTGTCATATATTTTATTGCCTTTCTCCTTTAACGTGAAATCCTTTTTGTTGATAAGGTTTTCGGGTACAAAATAGGGTGTTTGCAGATAGGCCGAGCTGCCTTTCTGCGAGATTCGTATCTTTACGTTCCAGGTACCATCCTCCTTCATCTGGTGGCGAAGCACCACCGCTTTTACTGTTGCCATATTTTTAACAATTATGTTGTAAAAGTCCGATTCGATTTTCGTAAAACATTTGTAAATGTGATATTCATATATTGCACGATTATCATGCAATATGACATAGATTAAATTTTGCTAAATGTCAGTGCGACTGATTATAAGCTAAATACCACATTTTCAGTGTTCACGGTATCATAATCTGTTACTTAGTTTCTATTGTATTATAAATCAGTTAGTTGCTAATTTCTTAAAAGTTATCGTAAATCATTTGTAAATGTTCTATATAACTTCCTCGTCCACCTTGCGCTTTACCTTGTAGATAGCCCGGATGTCGCTGCGCTGCACATTGAACTGCCCGAACTTGGTATTGTCCGATGAGAGGATCAGCGAGTTGGACGTGAAGAGATTGTTGGCCAGCACACGCTTTATCACCATCTGCTTGCCGTAAACCACAATGACCACTCCACTCACATACTCCCACATGGATTCAAGAACCCTCTCGGCAAGCACCTTGCTCCCATTCAGGATGGACGGGTACATGCTGTCTCCCGTAACCTCGAACACGGCAAACTCGCCTGATTTCAAATCCTCCCCGTGATGGGCCACGATAGGGTAGGTATCATCATCGTGATTCTCCGCTCCGTACAAGCTCTCGACAAAGGTAGCGGATGCCTTTGCCGTGATGAACTTGATGGGGACGGATGTCTCGAGGGTGGCCTTGGCGGCTCTCTTCTTTATCACCTCCATCACATCGGGAGGGTTCTGGTAATCCCCATTACCGATAAACATGGGACCCTCACCCTCCATCAGATATTCC